ATGAATCTCAGTCAACGTGTGATTGCTTTTGATGACGAATCAAAAGAACTCTTGAACAAATTAGCTTACGAGCTTGTGGATCAACAGAACAAACTGGAGAAGGACGGTTTAGAAGTATTACTCTCAAGAACGAGAGAGAAAGTCTCAAGGGAGACCCATCTGAGCTTAATGAGGTGACGAGACAGTTCCCATTTACCACCGACGAGGCGTTTCGTGATAGTATCGAGGGCAGTGTATTTAATATCGGTAAGATATACGAGCAGGTGCAGTACAATGACGATCTGTTCCCAAATCCCGTTGTTCGAGGTAATTTCGTATGGAAGGACGGTGTTCAAGACAGCAAGGTTGTTTTCTCTCCAGACGCCAAGGGTAGGTTCAGGATTTCCTGGATGCCGCCCGAAGACATCAGAAACGCATCTCTGAAAGATCGCGGTAAACGTATTCCACCTAATGCAGAGCTGGGGGTAGGCGGGGTTGACTCCTACGACCTTGACGCCACCGTCGATGGACGGGGGTCGAAAGGAGCGCTACACCTGTACAATAAGTTTCACATGGAGCATCCGTCAAATATGTTTGTGCTGGAGTATGCGTCCCGTCCGCCTTTGGCTAAGATATTCTACGAAGACTGTCTTATGGCTGCCGTGTTTTACGGATATCCACTGTTAATTGAAAACAATAAGTACGGAATCGCAAGATACTTTGAATCAAGGGGTTATGATGGATATCTAATGGATAGACCATCTCATTTGTCCTCTGGGTCCTCTAGTGTTAAGGTTAAAACTAAGGGTATACCGTCAAACTCACAGGATGTTATCCAGTCGCATGCTCATGCTATTGAGTCGTATGTCCATGATCATGTTGGAATCAACAGAGAAACTGGTGATTACGGCAACATGTACTTTAATCGAACCCTAGAGGATTGGATTGGTTTCCAGATAGACAATAGGACCAAGTTTGACCTTACGATCTCTTCTGGGCTGGCCCTTCTCGCTGCGCAAAAATCCAAATCAAAGCCAAAGAAAGACTTTTCGGAAGTCAAATTCTTTAGGCGTTATAAGCCCATAGGATGATTTGTTATATTTGCACTATAATCGGGATAAATGTACAGCAACTCTAAGGCCAACAAATCTTTCCCTGACCCTCTACTTCCTGCTGAGAAAAAAGCGGATAAGAGGTATGGGATGAAATACGCGAAGGCAATCGAGGCCCAGTGGAGGGGATCATCCGATAAGAACTCGCTTCAAAAGCGGAGAAGAAAGGTATTTCAGAGAAATAGAAAGTATTCGCTCGGCATTCAGGACACCTCTATCTACAAGAGGCTTTTGAACAATGTCGACCCCAACTCAGGGGACGGCAGCTTGATGAATCTGGACTACACCCCAGTACCGATTCTTCCTAAGTTTGTTCGCATAGTAGTGAACAAGATTCTTTCAAAGAATCCATATCCAAACCTGGAGGCTATTGATCCGTTCTCTTCTTCGGAAAAAAACAACGAAAAGCGTAGGATCAAAAATCAGGTAGAGCTTAGAGATGAGCTTAAGAAGCTTAAGGAAGCCACGGGGGGTCTTATTTTGGGCGATGATCCAGACAAGTTGCCTGAGACTATGGAGGAGGCTGAAATTTACCTCGACAGCAACGTTAAGACTGACGGAGAAATCTCTGCTCAGATTGCAACTAATCTTACGCTTTCTTGGAACAACTTCAATGACGGCATATTTAGGCGGTGTGTTAATGACATGGTTGCCCTTGGCATGTCTGTCGTTAAGAGATCTAATGACCCAAACATAGGTATTCGGGTTGAATATGTAGATCCAGAGAAGTTTGTGCATAGCTACACGGAGGATCCTTCGTTTGATGACCTTGTATACGCTGGCCATATCAAGACTATTACGATCTCCGAGCTTAAACGCATGGCTGGGGATCAGTTGTCTGAGGAGGATTACGAGAAGATTTCTCAGAAATCAAAGGGCACTGGAGTAAGTGGTAATGCTACGCAGTATGATGACCTTGGTGACAGAACGATGTACGAGTATGACGAGTACACGATCGACATCCTTGAGTTTGAGTTTCTGAGCGTTGATACCATGTTCTTCGAGGAAAAGCAGAACAAGTTTGGAAATAGCAACTTCTACTACCAGGGCTTTTCTCAAAAGGGCGATAAGGACAGTGTGTTTGAGGCCTCTCCAGAGAAGCTTCAGATTGAGTGCATTTACGGCGGTATCTATATCATGGGGACTGATCACTTGATCAACTATGGTAAGCAGACGAATATGCCTAGAAACATCCATGATCTCTCTAGGGCAAAGCTTTCGTATTCTGTGGTGTCTACGAACATTAACAGAATGATGCCTAAGTCAATGGTTGATAGCTGTGTTGGTTTTGCTGATATGCTTCAGCTTACGCATCTTAAGATTCAGCAAGCTATCGCCAAGGCAAAGCCTGATGGACTCATCATCGACATTGAGGGATTGGAGAATGTTCAGCTCGGGAAGGGTGGAGAACTTCAGCCTTTGGACCTTCACGATATTTATGAGCAGACTGGTGTATTCTACTACAGAAGCAAAAATCCAGAAGGAGGCGGTCAGGCTCCCCCTATCAGGGAGATTGGCAATTCAATTAGGAACATCAACGAGCTTATAGCTCTTTACAATCACTACCTGAGACTCATTAGAGATACTACGGGTATCAACGAGGCCATGGATGCGTCATCACCAAAGGGTGATGCTCTTGTAGGTGTTAGACAGCAGGCTATAGCAGCTGGTAACAACGCTATCTATGATATTACAAATGCCTCTATGATACTCTACAAAAAGGTTTGTAGTGATATTGTAAAGTGCTTGCAAATTATCCCAGAGGGTTCTGTTGTATCCAAGGCTTATGAGAACGCCATTGGAAAGGAGAACACTACAGCCTTGACGTCGTTCAAGGATCTGCCAATGTTCAACTTTGGTGTTCAGGTAGTAAAAGAGATGGAGACAGAGGACAAGCAGTATTTGGAGCAAAGCATCCAGGTCGCGCTCGGTCAGAAAGAAATTGATCTTGAGGACGCTCTTATTGTGAGAAACATGAAGGACGTCAATCAGGCCGAGAGGCTGCTCATGGTTAAAAGAAAGAATCGTCAAAAGCAGCAGCAGAAGATTGCGCAGCAAAATTCACAGCAGCAGGCACAGGTGGCTCAACAGGCCGCACAGTCAGCGGCTCAGTCTAAGCAGCAAGAGATTCAAATGGAGGCTCAGGTTGAGATGCAAAAGATTCAGGCTAAGACTCAGTCAGAGATAGAGCTTGAAAAGATTAAGCACGAGCACAGAAGAGAGATAGAAATGATTAGAGCCCAGGCCACCCTTGGTTTTAGAACTGAGGATCAAGAATTTAGAGAGAAGCTTGAGACTATGAAAGAGGAGGGAAAGACATCCCGCGTTGATCAGCAGGCTTCTCTTACCAGCAAGCTTATCGCTCAGCGCCAAGGACAGGGTGGTGAGTTTGACACTATGGACGAAAATATTGAAAACAATCTATAATGTCTACAGTAAATTTTGATGTAGCGCAGACATTAGACATCACCTGCGTAAAGGGAGATACATTCTCTTTAGATCTGACAATAAAAGATTCGTCTGGTACAGCCATTGATATCACAAACTACGTTTTTTACACTCAAATATTTGATGGTTCTTCAATTCTCATATCTAGCACAAATTCAAGAGATGCTGGATCTCAGCTAATTTCTGAGGGGAATATTGTTGTAACAAAGAATGCTGATCAGACAACAAGTAAGGGTAAGTTTAATATCTCAATAAGCTCTACCGTAATGTCAGCAATTAAATCAAAGGGCTATAGATATGAGGTTCAGATGAGCACTACTGGGGATGCTACTGGTGTAGACACTACAATCCTTAGGGGTGCATTTATTGTAAATCAAGATTTGGTGCAACCACCAGCTAGGTAATAATGTCTGTAGTTGAAGTTAATAGGCCTGCCTACTATCAAATTACCGTGACGTCCCCTTCACTATATTTGTTGACGTCAACTAGTCCCACAACTTATGTTATAACTAGACCGTAATGCAGCTTGTTAAAGAGAATAAAAAAGGCAGAAAGGGTAAAATGCCCAAGAAGTTCTCTGTAAAGAGTGGCGATAAGTCTGCATCAGGTGGTTTAACAGCAAAGGGGGTAAGAAGATATAGAGCTGCAAATCCTGGTAGTAAGCTAAAGACTGCTGTAACTACAAAGCCATCGAAGCTTAAGAAGGGCAGCAAGGCAGCCAAAAGACGGAAGTCTTTCTGCGCCAGAATGAAGGGGATGAAGAAAAGATTAACCAGCGCGAAGACTGCAAGAGATCCAAACTCACGTATTAACAAGGCTCTTAGAAAGTGGAATTGCTGATGAAAACTGTAAAAGCAAAAAAGAAAGGAAATTTCACAGTCACTAATAAGGCTAAAGAAATTGACCCCCCGTCTGGATTTCACTGGATGGAGGAGGGTGGTAGATACTACCTAATGAAGGGGGATTACAAACCACATCCTGGAGCTGTACCTAAGGCTAAGTTTAAACTCGCAGATCATGCCAAGACTTAAGAAAAAAATAAAGAAAACATCTGGTGTAGACTACTCTACAGGACCTGCGTATTCAGCAACAAGTACGTCTCGTCAGGTTGCTGACAGGAAGTATGATGCAATGGGCGGCAATGTATCTGGCCTAGACTCTAAGCTTGTTAGGAATCCCGATGGCTCTTATACGAGAAAGTCCGTAGACTCTTCTCCAGCAGAAATGACAAAAGGGAAAAAAATGAAGATTTACAAGACGGGCGGTAAGTCCAAGACCAAAAAAGATCGCTGCTACCACATCGTAAAGGCAGGAGAAAAAGTATTCCCAAGTGCATACGCTAGTGGTAGAATCGCTAAGTGTAGAAAGATGGGTGCTGATAACTACGGCAAGAGTAAGAGGAAAAAAAAGTAAGTGCCGAGGATTAGAAAGACAAAAAAGGGTCTGGCTCTCAAGAGGTGGTTCAAAGAAAAATGGAGAACACCAAAAGGCAAGAAGGGCTATAGCGGAAAGGATAGAACTTTTCGCCCTACCGTTCGCGTGTCAAAAGATACCCCAGCCACTTGGAGTGAGCTATCTAAATCTGAAAAGGCTAGGGCTGCGAAAGAAAAGAGGGAGAAGGGTAGAGTATCAAGATACAAGATTAAGAAAAAGAAAAAAAAGGCTTCTGCAGGTCTTAGATTAGTGAAGTCTAAATAATACCTATATTTGCAAAAAATAACAAAGAAAAATGGCTACTACCTCTGTAACTCTCAGCCTTTCCAGCGCTGACTTGACTGGCGACTCGCTTGCTTTGTCAACTAGCACTAACCTTAACAAGGCTGGCACTCTGACTGGTTTGGATCAAACCACTGGTGTTGCTAGAAAAACATTTAGCACTACTAGTATTCAAACCCTCATCGCTAAGGGTGACTTTGCCGATGATAAGGCACACAAGGTGTATATTAAAAACACAAGCACTACAGCTACTGAAAACCTCATTATTACTATTGAGTCTCAGTTGTTGGGTAGACTTTACGCTGGTGATTTTATGTTCTTCCCATTCAATGGCGATCAGGACATTAAGGTGACACCAAGCGTTTCTACCGATATGACTGTAGAGTTTTTGGTTATCTACGAAGCATAATGGCTTTAGTTAGAGTAAGTTTAGCTCTCTCTAGCTCAGATGTGCTTTCATCCCCACTTAGCCTGGGGGTGGATGCTGGACTTGTCGTAGACTCTGGTAATCTCATCAGGGCTAAGGTAAAGGGCACAGCAGCTGATACAAACGATTTGGCGATTTATATCGCAAATCAATGTACAGAAAGAGCATACCTGTATGTTAAAAATATGGCTGTTGAACTAGAGCAATACATCTACATTCACAACGACACTGACACGGGTCTAGTAGCCAAGATCGGTGGTGGTGAGTTTGCATTTATCCCTATTGCTCCAGACAAGAAG